AACAGGTTATGACGCTAAAACTGCCCGGAGATCTTTAAATCTTTTATTTGCTGAATGGGCAAATAGAGGTTTAAATCTTTGGACGGTAGAAGAAATAACTCAAAGTTTAGCTTATTTATCTTCTAGTTCTTCTGTAGCTACCTATCCAATAGGAACTATAACTATGACTGTAGCGGCTTCTGCTAATTTTACAGTAGGAGAAACTATTACAGGAGGAACTTCAGGAGCTACTGCTAGTATTATAACAAAACCTACTGCTACCTCTATGACTATTACTATTCCTGTAGGAACTTTTTCAGCTACTGAAACTTTAACTGGATCTAGTAGTGGAGCAACAACAACTCTTTCTTCTGCGGTATCTTTAGCAGATGCGCAGTCAACAGTAGATGTTTTAGAAGTGGCAATTAGAAGAAGTGGTGCAGATACAGTTACTACTAGATTAAGTAGAGGAGATTATTTAGCTATATCAGATAAAGATTCTCAAGGAAGACCTACTCAATTTTATATAGATAGACAAATAACTCCTACTATGACTGTTTGGCCTTCTCCTGAAAATTCTACCGATCAACTTGTTTATTATAGAGTAAGAAGAATACAGGATGCAGATTCTTCAGTAGATACAGGAGATATTCCTTTTCGTTTTTTACCTTGTTTAGTAGCAGGATTATCTTATTATATAGCTGTAAAAAGAGCCCCTAATAGAATAGGTGTTTTAAAAGATATTTATGAAGAAGAGTTTCAAAGAGCCGCTTCCGAAGACGGAGAAAGAGCAGGTCTTAGATTAGTTCCTTCTTACTCATCATTAAGGGTAATTTAAATGGCTAGGTATGCATCAGGTAAATTTGCTTTAGGAATATCTGATAGATCAGGCAGAGCTTATAAAGTTAAAAATATGATACAAGAATGGAATGGTCTTTTTGTAGGAAAAGATGAATATGAGCCTAAACAACCACAAATACAACCAAGAAAAGTAAAGCCTGATCCAGAAGCTCTACGTATTAGTAGAACAGACAGAAAAGAACCCCCATCTCAAGTTATTTTAAACCCTAATTCTTTTACATCAGGTGATGCAGGGTCTAATATAATTACTGTTTTAGAACCTGGTCATAATAAAGTTACAGGAGATATTGTTCGTTTTAGAATATGTGATGCTTTCGATGGTTTTACTAAATCTATGTTAGAAACAAACACAGGATTTGCCGTTACTGTTATAGCTCCTACAGGTACATTAGTAACATCTAACTCATATACATTTGTAGCTACTGGTGGAGAAACTGCTACTATAGGAAGTATATCAGGTGGTGGAGTAAAAGCTACCGCAGGACCTGTTGACGATCCACATTTAACAAGTTATCCTATAGGTTAATAAAATGGCATATACATTTACAACATTAAAAACAGCTATACAAGATTATACGCAAAATACAGAAACAACTTTTGTTTCCCAATTATCTAGATTTATTATTAATGCAGAAGAAAGAATATTAAAAGAATGCGAATTACCTTTTTTCAGAAAGTATGTATCAGGACAAACAACTAATGGAAACAAATTTCTTAATAAACCTCTTAATGATTTTTTATCGCCTTTTTCATTAAGTGTAGTAAACGATTCAAAAAATGAATTTTTATTATATAAACATGTAACATTTTTACAAGATTACACTCCTAATCCAGCTACAACTGGTGTTCCTTTGTATTACGCTAATTGGGACGAATCTAGTTTTATATTAGCTCCTACTCCTAGTGCTAGTTTTGATATGGAACTACATTATTTTTATAGGCCAACTTCAATTACTGCTACAACTGATGGAACATCTTGGTTAGGAACTAATGCTGAATTAGCTCTTTTATATGGTTCTTTAGTTGAAGCGTATACATTTATGAAAGGTGAAGCAGATATGTTACAGTTATATAATGCAAGATATGCAGAAGCCTTAAAATGGTTAAAAAATCTTGGAGAAGGAAGAGATACAAGAGATTCTTACAGATATGATAATCTTAGAAGGGATATAGCTTAATGTTAGATAATAAAAGTTCTAGTGAATTAGGCCCTGTAAATGTTTACACATCTAATAATAGAGGTCATAGTCCTGAAGAAATAGCTGAAATGGCTTTAAATAAAATAATGATGGTTAGCGATAGTGCGCCTCCTGTCATACGAGATCAAGCTATTGCTCATAAAAATAGGTTGAAAGAAGTTCTTATTTTTTATATGAATAAGATGGCTCAAAGTGAAAGAACAACAATTTGGGCATTAATGAAGAAACAAGGTCAAGAAGACATGGCTGAAATTATAAGGAGGTTATAAATGGCTATTAATCAAGCAATGTGTGGAAGTTTTAAAAAAGAAATATTAGCAGGTGTTCATAGATGGACAACATCTTCTCGTGGAGATGGTTCTTCTATTTCAGCAGACAATTTTTATGTAGCAATGTTTACATCAAGTAGATCAGATGCTAATGAAGATTTAACAGGGTATACAAATACTAATGAAGTTAGTGGAACTAATTATACCGCAGGAGGTCAAGTTTTAGGAAGTGTAACTATTGGATTAACAGATAACTCATCTTCTGTTCCTACTGCTTTTTTAGATTTTGCAGACACTACTTTTTCATCATCTACTATTAGTAATGCTAGATGTGCAGTTATATATAATCATTCATTAACAAATGCAGGTACTGCTGGAACAGTTACTCATGCGGCTAAACCATCAGTTGCTGTTTTAGATTTTGGAAGTAATAAATCCTCTAGTTCTGGAGATTTTACTATTCAATATCCTGCTAATGATGCAAATAACGCGGTTATTAGAATAGCTTAGTATGTCTCATTTTACTTACACCGTTACCGTTGTAAGTACTGGTGACGGCAACAAATATTTTATAAATGGTGTACGACAAGCCAATTTAAATTTATTTGAAGGAGCTACATATAGGTTTGATCAGTCCGACTCTTCAAACGGAAGTCATCCTTTACGATTTTCAACAACATCTGATGGAACCCACAGTGGTGGTTCTGAATACACCACAGGTGTAACTACTTCAGGCACTCCAGGCTCTGGAGGATGGGGCAGATCTACTTGGAGTAGTGGTGAATGGAGTACATCTGCTGTTTATACAGAAATAACAGTAGCAGCTTCTGCTCCAGATCTTTATTATTATTGTACAAATCACTCTGGTATGGGTGGTGTTGCTACAACAACAGGAACAATTTTATCTGGGTGGGGGCGATCTACATTTAATGCAGGTCCGTGGGGTGAAGGCACTTTTGCAGTAGCTGTATCTGAAACAGGCGTTGTTGCTGCTTCTACAATTAGTAGTGCAACTGTAACTGCTGTTCAATCTATTACAGTTAGTGCTACAGGAGTATCTGCTACAACAGATATTGGTAATCAAGGATGGGGAAGATCTACTTGGAGTAGTAGTGGTTGGGGAACTCCAGTTTTTGGAACAATTGTTGAAGGTACTGGAGTTACAGTAAGTGCAACAGGAGTTCAAGCCGCAAGCACCATATCTAACGTTTCTATACAAGAAGGTGGTGGTATAACTGTTGGAATTAGTGCAGGAGTTCAAGCTTCAAGTGCTATTAATGATATTATAATACCTCAAGCTCTTATTTTTGCTACAGGAGTACAAGCATCAATAACACTTAGTGATATTGATGTAGGGTTAGGTTTTGGTGTTACTGGCGTTCAAGCCGCAGGCTCAACAGGAATCGAATCAGTAGTAGAAGGAACAGGGGTTACAGTATCAACAACAGGAGTAGTTGCTGCAAGTGCCACAGGTAGTGAAACAATAGTAGAAGGAACAGGTATTACTGTGACAGTAACTGGTGTATCCGCTACATCCCATATTGCAAGCGTAGGTTTTTCTGCTGTAATAATAGTAACAGGTGTTGGCGCAAATGGTTTAATAAGCACTGTAACTGTGTGGCAGGAAATAGATACTTCACAATCACCTAATTGGGTAGAAATAGCAGCATAGGAGAATAAAATATGGCATCATCGTTTACAACAAGTTTTGGAATAGAAAAAATAACAACAGGTGAGCAGTCAGGCTCCTGGGGCACAACAACAAATTACAATATAGATATTCTAGATAGAATAGCTTCTTACAAATCAGTAGCATTATCTGATGCATCTACAGCAACATTAACAGTTAGAGCAGGATCTCCAACTGATGGAGGAAATAATGTTCAAGATGGAATGTATAGAATAATAAAGTTTACAGGAACTTTAAGTCAAAACTGTACAATAACTATAGCTCCTGCCACTACTACTTCTTATTTTGTTTTTCAAAATGCTACAAGTGGTGGATACAGTATTATTATGAAACAAGGATCTGGAGCAGCTACAGTAACTATACCAACTACTAAATCAAACATGGTTTATTGTGATGGTAGTGATGAAGTTATATCTGTTTCTGCTTTATTTGAGTTTGGTTCTATGAGTTCATTTACATTAGCTGGTACTTCTGGAGCCAATCAAACAATATCTGATAGTAATACATTAACCATTGCTGCAGGAGAAGGTATTACAACAACTGGTGGCAGTACAGATACAGTAACAGTGGCAGGAGAAGATGCTACTACTTCTAATAAAGGCATAGCTTCTTTTACTAGTTCAGATTTTAGTGTATCAAGTGGAGCAGTATCTTTAGCTAGTACAATTAAAAAAGCTGGTAAAGAAACTATATGGGTTCCAGCAGTTGCTATGTATCCTAATACAACAAATGGTGCAGAAGCAGCTCAAGTAGAATTAAGTAATGGACCAGAGATAAAGGTCTTAGACTTTGATGCTAGTTCAGATGAAAATGCGCAATTTGCAGTAGCTTTTCCTAAATCATGGAATGAAGGCACTGTTACTTTTCAAGCATTT